ATAAAGAGGAAACAGAAAAATATTTAATAGATTGGATGAAAGAACAAGATAAAAGGTATTATACAACACCTTTAAATGAAGCGTTGGAAGATATTAAGGGAATTGTAAAAAGAGTATATAAGAATGATATTCCAATAATACCAAAGAAAAAAGAAGTAGAAGTTAGTTTTAATGAAATCAATGAAATTATAATAAAATGTCCAAAGAAAAACCAGAAATTACTTTTATATTCAATGCTAATACATAGTAAGAGGTTTGCCACTAAAAGTGGTATTTTTTATATGACTTATAAACAAATGAGTGAAGCAACTGGACTAGTAAGGAAATCATTAATTAGATTGATTAACAAATTAGAAAAACTAGGAGTAATTGAAGTGGTAGAACGAAACCGTAATAATTATGAATTTAATAGAGAATTAAATATACCAGTGAGTAAACCTAACAAGTATAAAATACTCTTAGATGTTGAAGGTGCAGGAGAAGTAAAACATATTAATTATAATAATATTAATACAGTAGATGATTTTAAAGATTGTTTGGGAAAATATTATACTAAATCAGAAATCAAGAAGTTATTATCCCGTAGAGAGTATGAATATTTTTCATGATTAAAAATATGATTGGAGGAATATGATAGATGATTACCATTGAAAAGGCATTGGATAAAATTCCGTTTTATAAAGCCGAGTATTTTAAGTGGAAGTTTAATATAAATTTTACTGCTGATAGGTCTACTATAACCGAAGAAGAATTTTTAAAGAGAGTTAACAGGACTAATATTAAAGTATTTGAGAGATGGGAAAGAACAGAAGAATATAGGGCTTTAGTTGATATTTATTTACATAGCAGAAGCGCCAATGATTTATTAGATGTTTATGAAGTAGTAATTGCAAAGGCAAAAGAAGGTGACAGCAAAAGTATTGAGCAGATGTTAAAACTACAAAAGGAAATTAAGGATAACGCTAAATATGCAGATAAGAATATAAACAAAATTATCCAAAACAGTAAACAGAAAAAATCAAACAGAAAATATGATGAAGAAGATGATGACGGATTAATCATATAATACCCTACCCTATCAGGGGTATTTTTGATGGATGGGAGGTTTGAAAGTGCCGAAACTAACCAAAGAACAGAAACTTGAAAGGATTAAGGCAGATTTTCAATTATGGTGTTTGAACTTTATTAAAATTATAGATAATTCGGGTGAATTAATACCTTTTAAATTCAATAAACAGCAGGAATATTTATATAATAACATGGACAAATACAATATAATCCTAAAGAGCAGACAGTTAGGATTTACCACTTTTAGCATTGCCTATTGCCTTTATGTGGCTTGTAACCAACCTAATACAACCAGTATGATATTAAGTTATAATAATGAGAGTGTGCAGGAGATATTTGAACGATTAAAAGGTATGTATTTTCATATTCCAGATGAATATAAACCTCAAGAGGTTAGAAATAATAGGATGGAACTAAAATTAAAATTCCCTAGCGGTGAAGTTTCAAGGGTAGTTGTAAAAGTTGCAGGGAGTAAGCCATTAGGCAGAAGTTTTACTTTTGAATATATCCATTGTTCTGAATTAGCGTTCTGGAATGAATATGCCAGTACAAAAGGATTAATGGGACTTGAACAGGCATTAGCAAAGAATCCTAACAGTAAAATAGTAATTGAATCTACAGCAAATGGACTAAACCATTTTTGGGAATTATATAATAACGCTTCTAAAGGAAAATCAAGGTATAAATCATTCTTCTTTAATTTTATAGATAATAAAACCCAATTCAAACATGAATATGATATTGCTGAACAATGGTTTAGGAATATTAATAAAGGTAACAGATTATCTAAAAAAGATTTATTCGGTTGGCATAAGGATTTATATAATTTAGGTGCTAATTTAAGACAAATAATGTGGTATGAATGGAAACGACAGGATATGAGTGAAGATGAAATGTATCAGGAATATCCCGCAACACCGGAACAGGCATTTATATCAACACAGGCAGGCGTATTTGACACACAGAAGATAATTAAGAGGTATAACAACCTTCTACCACCACTAGGTAAAAAAGAACTGGAAAAAGAGTTACCAAGCGTTTTAACCCCCTACTTTAACAGGGGGCTTTTTATTTATAAAAATGTAAAACCAAATGTCAGATGCTATGGTGGAGTTGATACTTCTAGTGGTAGCGGTAAAGATTATTCCGCTATTAGTATTTTTGATGCAGATGGTGAGCAAATATGTAGTTTCTATGATAATAAGATACCCATTTATAAATTTGCCAAGATAATTGATGCCCTGGGTAAGTATTTTAATTATGCCTTTTTAGTTGTGGAAAGGAACTCTTATGGATTACCCCTATTGGAAAGGTTAAGGAATGATTATGGATACCTAAACCTTTATAAACAAAAGGTTTTTAATGAATATGGTAAAAAGAAATTCCAATTAGGATTTTTAACCACCAACACAACTAAATCAATACTTGTTGCGGATTATAAAGAACAATTTGAAACTGGACTTATTAATATTAACTGTAAACAAACCCTTGAAGAAATGCAGATATTTGTTGATATAGACGGTAAGACAGGAAACAAAAGAGGCGAAGGCAGAACGGATGATAATGTAATTGCTACAGGATTAGCCATCCAAGGTATGAAGGTTGGAAAATACTATGTATAGGAGGTTTGAGCATTGGATATTCAAGAGTATATAGCCAAGAAACATGATAATGATACTCATTGGTTTATTGAAGAAGTTAATAAGATCAGTAACCAACAAAGAATACAAAAGATTGTTGATATAAAAGAATACCTTGCAGGAAACCATAGAATACTAAATAAACAAAGTGAAATGTGGAATGGTAAAACATATGAACCTAAAAAGATTGTTCTTCAATATGCTAAAACTACCCTTAATTTTAGTACCAGTTATTTATTGCAACACCCTGTCACCTTAATTGGTGGGGATAATATAGTAAATGAATATAAAAGGGTTTATAAGAGAGGTAAATATAATAAAATTGATTTTGATATAATGAATGATGTTGCTAAATATGGTAATGCCTATGAATATACCTATTTAGATTCTAAAAAGAATATTAAGAGTAAATTAATAGACCCTGCCGATAGTTATCCAGTATTGAATGATGAAGGTAATATGATTGCCTTTATTGAATTTTATATTGTAGATGGGATTAGTTATTATACCGTATATTATCCCGAAAGAGTGGATAAATGGAATGATGAAGGTGGGCAAATACAATTAGTAAATTCCTTTAATTCTTTAAGTGGTTTGCCTATTGTCTATAGGAATGAAAATGAAGTTGATAGTTTCTTTGGCAGAAGTGAATTAGAGGATATTATTACTATATTAGATAATATGGAATCACTATTAAGTAAGAGCGTTGAAGCATTTGATAAATATGTTACTGGTATTCCCGTTGTAACAGGTCAACAACTAAAAGGAGATGGACTACCAAAAGATATTATTGGTGGTGGTATTGTATTAGATGATGGGGCTACCTTTGACTTTAAGAGTAATAAATTTGATAAGAGTGCATTTGATACTCTATTTAAAACTCTTAAACAGGCATTACTAGATGTTAGCCATACGCCAGCAGTTAGTATTAATAGTCAAGATGTTAGTAATCTATCTGAAGTATCTATTAAACTATTATTCTCTTTAGCGGATATTAAGGCAGGACTTAATGAAAAGAATATTAGAGAAGGTATGGAAGATAGGTTTGAAAAGATACGTCAACTATTATCCTATAAAGATATTATAATAACTGATGATGAATTTGATACTCTATCTATTGTATTCCAGTACAGCAGACCCATTAATGAAGTTGATATTATTGAGAACCTAAGTAAGTTGAGGGATATGGGTGCAATAAGTATTGAGAGTGCATTAAGTCATTCACCATATACCAATGATATTAAGGTTGAGATGGAAAAGATTAGAAATGAAGGTAGTACAATTAATACTGAATGATAATGATTATCATATTAGTAGGGATGATAGAAGGGATGGGAAGAATATAGGGGAAGGGAATATTACTCAAATATTTCGCCTGTTATACTAAAATATATATATATACGTATTGTGTGTCATTTTGTACATCTTTTTCCTAATAATTGGAAATTGATTACATATACCTAATTCACTGGTTTATTAATCCTATTTAACAAAATAGTTATTTTGTATAATTGGGGATAACTCCTACTTCCCTAGAACCATAAGGGTTACAAGGATTATCCTATTCTATAATTCTATTGTTCTATGTATAAAATGGTTATAAATGTAATATTATTCACTATTTATTGATAAATATAGATGATTGATTGAATATTAAATACCCCATTTGTCAAAAATGCGTTATAGCATACTTAATTTTACACGCACATAGAAATTATCAATATCCAATAATATATGTACCCTGCCCTTTAAAGGGAAACAACACTCAAACCATTGAAAACACTACATTCTTTTTTTATTTTAGAAGGTTGAATCTGATAAAATCAAAAAAGGAATACCTAAAAGCCAAACGGCAGTCAACATTATCAAGTAAGATTCTGGTAATTATCAATATCCCTTCCCCTCCCCTACTAATAAAAAAATATATATACCTATTGTGTGGCAAAACGTACACTTTACCTAATAAATGGTAATTATTATAAAAAGGTTTCCCCGCCCCCATCAGGGGGAGGAAGGGGAAACCTATATATCTAAAAAGAAAAGGAGGTTTTATTCCATGACTAATTTGGAACGCCTACAGATGGAAATAAAAGATATTGTTTTAACTGAAGCAGAAAAAGAAGTATATTTGCAGGAAAACTCCTTGTCACCAGATGGGGAATACAATCCACAATCCATTATAAATAAAAGAAATATCTTAAAAACTGCCCTTTCCATTTTAGAATCCATAGCCAATAATCCTACCACTATGAAGAATTATAAAAAGGATGATATTACTATTAGTAAATTTAGTGAGAATATCCAAAATAGAATAGAACAATTAGAAAGAAAAACAAGACAAATGAGTATTAATGATGAAATGTCAGATAGTAATTATTTTATGTTGTTTAATGGGTAATTATCTATCTTTTTAGAGGGCTAGAATTAAAATAAAGGGGTACTTCATATAATTATATGAAAATCAAATTTAATTTCATTTTAGCATGGTTTTTTATATAGATAATTATATATACAAACCCCTGTAACCATTGATATATAAGGGATTAAGGGCATTTTTCTTATTAGTATTTTTTAAATACCCTTCAAACCATTGATATTACTGGATTAGAGGGCATTTTTATATTTTCTTACTTTTAGGTCACTGATGTCAAAAAACAAGGTAAAGGAGGTTGATTATTTGTTTAACCATTTTTCCATGAATGATGATAAAGATTTTCTTTATTTATTAGATAATATCGGTACTGATATAACAATTAATGGTATTCCCAAAAGAGCAGTAATCACAAATACTTCTTTTAGTAATAGTTCAAGTCATGATGATAAAAATATTTCCACTTTAGAAAATATAAAACAAGGTGATAGAATTGAATATAATGACTTGTATTGGCTAATTGTTTCAGAAGTAAATGGGAAACGGTACAATAAATATAAAGGCGTAATGAGGGCATGCAACCATATAATAGGGTTTGAGATAAATGGTAATCCTGTTTGTATTCCTGTAATTGCTTATGGTAGTGCTATTGGCATTACTTCTAATAAATATTTAACAGTACCACAGGATGAAATAATTTTAACTATGCAGGATAATGATATTACAAGACAGATAAAAATTAATGATGATTTTGCTAAATGGAATAAGGCATATGAAATTATAGGAATAGATCCCACAGAAACAGGATTATTAAATTTACATTGTTCAAGAATACAAGTTGTGGAACAGATTGAATATAGTTGTCCATTAGCAGGAGATATTGACAGTGGTTGGTATATTGTAATTGAAGGAGAAACGGAATTAGAGCCAGATTCGGATTATTCGTATGTAGCCAAGGTATATGATTATAATGATATTGAGCATGATATTAGTAATATTGTATGGTCACTAAATCCAGAAGCCAATTCCATAATTGATGAAGATGGTAATTTACACTCTCATACTAGCGGAGAAGTTATCACAATATATGCAAGAGTTGAAGGCACTAATATTGTTGATGAATTAGAAGTTACAGTTGTAAGTGAAGATATTGAGGTAGACGTATATGGTGTCATTGAAATATATTTGGGCTTTACTGATACAATTTATGCTAAGGTGTTAATAAATGGCATTGAGGATGAAACAAAAGGTGTAGAATGGACAATCACCAATCAAGATGGCACAGGTACAGAATATGTTTCAGTAGTTGAACAAGATATTCATAGTATTACACTTGAAGTAAGTAGTGATAACGCCCATAAGAATAAATATGTGGATATTAAAGGCACATATACCGAAGATGCGGAAATATTTGATGTTCATACAATTAAGTTAGTTTCATTGTTCTAATGTACCACTTGATTTTTAACCATAACTCCTTTATACTATACTATGTTGAAACACAAAGAAAGTGGTAGGCATATACTAAATTAATGCTATTATTAATAAGGTTTGTACAGTTGGGAGAGCACCTGCCTTACAAGCAGGGGGTCACTGGTTCGAGCCCAGTTGTGCCCACCACACACGGCCCGGTAGTTCAGATTGGTTAGAATGCCAGCCTGTCACGCTGGAGGTCGAGGGTTCGAGCCCCTTCCGGGTCGCCATAACTGCCCAGGTAGCTCAGTCGGTAGAGCAGAGGACTGAAAATCC